CTAGCCATGCCTGCCATTAAACCACCATCAGCAGCTTTTTTACGACTACCTTTTTTACCACCTGGTGTAATTTTTCCAGAACAAACTCCTGATGCATACATGTTTGCATAAGCTGAAGGATAAACTTTAAACTTTCTTTTTGCTGCAGCTTTTCCTTTAGGACAAAGTTTTGCCATTATGATCTCGCCGTTTGTTTTGCTCTTGCAAAGTTAGCTTTAGTAGGTGCGCCTTTAGCTCCAGCTTTTCTCATCTTCTCACCTGAGCCAGCTTTGATTCTAGCTTTTTTAGCTGCGATGTTAGCGTATAAACCGGGTCCACCACCATTACGATAGTTTGCTCTTTTACTTCTACCTTTAATTTCTTTTCCTGGCATTATACTTTACCACTTTTTCTTTTCATAGCTCTTCCGCCACCAGCGTAAGCTATACCACCACCCATGAAAGGGGATCTTTTATCTTTAGTCATACCACCATCTTTGTAGCCCATTATTTTTTTAGCTACGTCAGGTCTTTCTGATGCTAAAGCATTCATACCTTTTGTAGGGTATTTACCTTTTTTCTTTTTATCCATTATTTTTTTCCTCCCTTAAATATTTGTGTACCCTTTATACCATAAATACTCGCCACGACAAGGATCCATAAATTTGTAAACCAGCTCGGAAGCTGCTGGAACTGATCGAAGAACTCTTTTATCTTGGTAGAAGCGCCCGGATCGTCCGAAAAGACCCCGTACGCAATTACTAAAATTGGCAGCGTTAGCACGACCAAAACGAACTCGTCTTTCCAGTCCGATTGACGCGCTTCTAATAACTTGCCGGAGTATTCTAATTCCCCGTTCGCCATTTTTTCTGCATGTTTGGCTTGTGCGTTAGCCATCATCATTTGAGTTTCTTTTTTCTTTTTATAAATGTGCGAACCAGCGTTCATTGCAAGTTTAAGTGCACCTAATATTGGAAATGCCATAATTAATTACCTCTTGGTTTCATCATAGCTAATTTTTCTCTTGCTTCATTAGCTATTTCTTGTTTTTCTAATGATGTTTCAGCTCTTAGTTCAGCTAATTCTTCATTCTGATCTAATTTCTCATCTTGGTTTTGTTGATTCATCATAGCCTTCATACGGTCTAAATCCATTCGCTCTTTGCCTTCTTTTTCTTTTCTAGCGTTCTCTTGAGCTTGTAAATCTAGTTCTCTTGCTCTTAATGCAGCAATTGGGTCGTTTCCGTACTGTGAACTAATCTTTTTCTCTTCTTTTGCAAAGTCTTCCATCATTTCAGACACTAAAATTGCTTTTCTACCCTCTATTTTCTCTTGTAGCATACGCATTTCTTGTTGAAGTTGAGGATTTTGCATATTTTGTTGCATCATTTGTGTCATTTGCGCTAATTTAGGTAATTCTTCTCTAAATTCTATCTCAATTTGCTCTTGTGCCATTAAACTTATGTGTTCTAGTATGTTTTTTTGTATTGCAGCACCGATTGCAGGTGCATTTTTTACCATATTAGTCTCCATAAAGTTTAAATGCGCTGTAATGTGTGCTTGATGGTCTTGTCCAGGAAATGCTTGAAATGGTTTTCCAGCTAAAGCATCAATATGTTCCAATGCTGGATCTTTTGGTATTGGTTGTTCTGGTTTTTTTAAAATTAAATCAATATCTTTTACACCTAACGCTTCATACATGTTTCTGTAGACTTCATATTGGTTATGAATTGCAGGATTAGAAGCTGCCAGTTGCATTTCCGTTTGAGCGAGTGATATCCGCTGCGTTTGAGAAAATATATTCGGGTCTGCAACCGGCAATATATCTATTCGGTCGTCGAAATCAGTTTGTTTGATTTGCTTTTGACCGCCAACAACATCATACGGATAAACTGGAGGTAAGTAAAGTTTAAAAACTCTCGCCATTAAACCAAACTCACGTCTCATAGAAGCATATAATCTTTTATGAATCGCTGACATTGTTCTAGATCCTCTCTCCAACAACGCAACTGTCGTACCAACTGCTGCTTGTTGATTACCCTCTCCTACTTGCATATCTGCGATTGATGCAAATCTTTGTCCTGCTCCAACTACAACACTCATCAACTGTAATAGTGTTGGTGATGGTTCTTTAAACGGTAACGGCATAAATGCGTCTCGTAAATTACCACCGGGTGCATCGACATCTCTAAACTCTCCAGGTTGAATTGGCTGTGCTTCGTCTCGCATCTTGATACCACGCATCTTGAATCCTGCGGGTAAATTAGACAAGGTTCCGGCGTCAAGTAAGGACCTCAATGCTGCAGTCGCTGATCTTGATAAACCACCAATCATATGTATCAAACCAAAACCATAAAAACCTAGTCCTGGTAAAAATTTAAAGTGTACAAAGTAATCTATTTTTTTCTTCATAGGATCACCAACTTCATAGTTTCGTCTAATAGATAAAACTTCACGTGATCCTTCCTCTAGTGTTACGATGTAAGGTAACTTAATTCCTGTAGGCTCACCATCTTGACCTGCATCTTCAAAACCTTCTATATCTAAATGCACATGGCATTCTAAAAGTGTAAACAATCTTTGATCTCTGCCTTTGCTTAGACCCTCTAGTTCACGTTCTTTCTTTTGTGTTGCTGTTTCGTTTTCTTGACCTGGTGTTAATTCAATGTCTCTATAGAAACCACCGACCTGTTGTTTTCTCAATTCGTTTTCTGACATCTTAACAACATGAATAATTGTTTCCGCATCGTCTAATGAGGTAGCCGTATACGGAACAACTAAGTCATCAGCAGGAACAAACTTAGATACTGTTCTCTGCATAATTTCATCGTAGTACACTTTTTTAAATGTAGATCCTGTAAGTGGTAAATAGAATAACATCTGATCGAACTCAGATTCGTATTCTTTCATTTCACCCATGATCTGGTAATTCATAAATTCTTTAACACGCATTGACTGCGCTTCTTTATCTGGAGTTGGCATTCCAACTATTTGAGTTCTAACAGGTCCACCTGCTGGTAATAATTCTTTGTAAGCTAATGATTGAAACTGTGTAACCGCTTCTGCTAATACTGGGTGAGTTGCACCGGATGCACCTTTGAATGGTTCTGTGTTTTCTTCATATTTAAATCCTAAAAGGTCTAGACCTTTTGTGTAAGAAGTTTCCCAATCTTTTCTTGATGCTTTGTAATCTGTAAAATTTTCGTATAAGTCATGACCTATTGGAGCTAGCACTTCCTCTGGAAGTAATTCTGCTAGATTAGCAAAATGATCGTCACCTTGTTCTTGGCTACCAAATGATGGATCAAAGTTTATATCAACACTGCCATCTTCGTTCTGTTGAACGTCAATTGGTTGATCAGGTTCTTGTTGTTGCTCTTCCTGTAACTCTACTTCTAATTCGTCAGGACTTGGTATATTTATTGATTGCTTTACGTTTGGTAAAGACTTGTCTATTTCTGCCATTTATTTTCTCCAGTTTCACTGTCTTAACAGTATTATAATTAATATTCAACCCCTGTGGTGTTGGCCCTGATTTTGGTGGTGGTCCTGACTTTTTTCCAATCATGCTGAAAAATCTCCGTAAGAGTCTAACTCGTCAAGGTACTCGTCTCTTTCGTCAGGCGACATGGCATCTATTCTGTCTTGTTCCGACAAAGCTTCTTTTCCTAAAGTATAACCAGCTTCACCAATTAAAGATGCAATACCAATTGGTGATGCAACTCTTGCTGCACGCATTGCCATCTGTGGACTCAATCCTAAATTTAAAAATCTTCTTAACAAAGGGTTAGATGCAATTCTACTAGATTGTTTTACTAATGCTGGTGCTGCTGCAAGTTCTGTTCCTAAAATAGCTCTATCTAAAGAAGACTCTGGATCAATACCAAAGCCTGCACTTAATCCAACTGTAGCTGCAGGTGTAGGCACATATTTTAATGCTGATCCTAGAGCTTTACCTAAACCAAGATTCATTCCTAATGTTGGACCATCAGATAATCTTTTATTTGCTTGTTCAAACATTTCTCTTGTTTTAGTTTTTTCTGGTGTTGGTATTTTATCTGCTGTAGTTACACCTTCTATTTTTAGTAGTTCTTCTATTCTTGGATCTTTGGCATTTAAAAATTTGTTTAATTTTTGTTGCCCTACAGCTTCATCAATTAAACCTGCATCAACCGCTTCTCTTAAAGTTTGTTGAGCAAGATTAGCTTTAATAGTTATATCATCGAGACTATTTTCGACAATGTTACCTAAATTTTGATCTACTAAACCTATTCCTAATTCTTTTAAAACATTACCACCTCTTCTAACAGTTAAGTTGTCGGCATCTAAAGTTATCGCATTAACTCTATTTTTTAACAAAGGATATTTTTCAACAGTTTTATTTATAAATTTTTGTATTTTTTCATTTGAAGCTATTATTTTATTTTGCAAATCTGCAGGAACTTCTTGACCAGCATCAATAAATTTTTTAGCTTGATTATATAATTTTTTTTGTTCTGGATAAAAATCTTTTTTAAGGCTAGCTTCTAAAGTTCTAACTCCACCTTCGTATTTTTTTATACCTTCTCTATTAGCTCTGTAAAATTGTGGATTTAAATCTTCTGGTCTTAGTTTTTGTTTTAATGCTTTTAATTGATCAATACTTGATTGATGCCCCATATCAATAGGTAAAAATTTTCTTTTTTTACCACTTATTGCTCCTGTTGTTTCAGCTGGTTTTAAACCTAGACCTTCTTGAACTTCTTTTTTAAACGTATATAATTTTTTTTCATATTCACTAGAACCTAAAATATCTAATTTTTTCTTTCTTCTTTTTGCAGTTTTAGCTTGAAGAACACTTACAGGATCATTGCTTAATCTAGGTCTTGGTTTTTTTTCAAACGTTAGATTTTTAAACTCGGGTTCTTTTTTAACAACATCTACTGCTTTTCTAAATTGATCATCATCTGGAAAAAGATCCATCTCTACAAGTTTTCTTAAATCTTCATTAGAAAAAGATTTACCACCAACTTCTATGATATCATTTAAAGCTTTTCTAATCTCAGCTTGACCTCCCGTTTGTTTTTTAAAACCAGTAGGTGCTCCTGTTGAATATTTACCTGTATCTTTTTTAATTTTTGGAATGGAATCTCTATATTCTTCTGCGGCTTTTAAAGCGTTTGCTTCACTGCCATAATCACTAAAGTTAAAAGTTTTATAAAACTTTTGACCACCTTTTCCTCCTGCTGTTCCGCCTCTTACCATTTGAACTTCAAAAGAATCTGATTGAGTTAATTTTCTAATATTAGGTCCATACAATTTAGAAAACCCTTCTCTAGTTCCCATGTCTTGACCTTGAAACTGTCCACCACCTATTGCAAAGTTTTCCCTGCCGCCTGTTGCTGGTCGCAACAGATACGCCATCATCTCATTGTATTCGTGGATCTTCATTATAGTTTTAATATGCCAGCTAGCCCGCCGCTTGCCGCTCGGACCCTGCCGCCTGTTGCTTGTTTAGTTCTGTCTGTTGGATCAAAGTTTTCTAACATTTCTTTTTCTTTTAAGTCTTTTCTTAATTTATCTGCAAACTCTTTGTTACTCATGAGTCCAGGGTCATAACCATAATCTTTTTTAGGAACCGGTAACTCTGCCATGTCATAGAAACCTCTATTAAACTTAAATAGTTTTTCAAACTTATCTCCTATCTCTTTATAGTTATTAGACTCTCTCATAATCTTATCACCATATTGGTCAAAAACATCATCAACTGCAATCAAAGCATCCTCACCATATGCTTTTCTAAACACTTCAATGGGATCAACACCACCCTGATAAACCTTTTCAATAGCATCTCTTTCTGCTGCATTAGGTATATTTAATGTACCATCTTTTAATCTTCTTTCTAAAAACTCTCTAAGGGTTGCTCTAATATTTGATTCGTTGTTTCCAACTCTCATTCTATCTTCCATATTTTTAAGAGCAGTTCTAACATTTGCTGCACTATCTAATGGCGCTGTATCTTCTACACCTATGTTTTTTAATAGCTCTTGTAGTTTTGGATCTTCTTTTAATTTTTCTGTAGCTTCTTGTACTCTTTTTAAAGCAGAACCAGCTTCATCTGTAGCCATGATGCCTTCTTTAATTGGAACTACTTCACCTTCTTTTTTTGTAGGTTTGCCAACTTTTGGTTTGTTTAATTTTTTATAAATGTCATCAACTTGTTTTTTTAAAATTTCTGTTACTTCACCAAATTGTGCTTTTGCAAATTTTAAGATGTCTTCTTTTTTAACGCCTCTTGAGGCTAGACTTGCTGCTGCTTTTAAAAACTGTGCTATGATTCCCATAATTTTTTACCAATAATATTTATATTCTTTTCTCGGCAGCTTTTCATCCTCATAATCTTCTGGATGATTTAATAAACCACCTTGTCTAAATCTCATAACAGCTTGTGTTGTACTATCAACAAGGTCATCATGATCCCCATACGGGAAGGCAGCGCACTCTTCAATTACCTCTTGAGCGAACTGTTTATTCAAAGGTGCGTATATACTACCAGATTCAAACAAAGGTGCAACTGAATTTACACGAGTATGTTTATCATTACCTTTTGATGGTGTGTAGTTGACTACAGGTATACCCATATTTCTAAGTTCGTATGTTAGTGGTAGTCCTGATGCTTTAGCTTCAACGAGTACAGTTTCTGGTTGCCAGTAATCATATTGCTCTTTTGCAACACGACGTAACTCTGGAAACTCTAATCTATCTTTTATTGCATCAAGTAATATAAGTTTTGGTGCTCCATCTTCACTTTCACGAAAGATACCCCAAGTAGTAATCGCACTGTAGTCAGCAGTTTCTTTTTTCATAAACGCAGTATCATAACTTTGTATGACATGATCTAATGGTGGTATGTAATCCTTATCCCAGTCTTGCCACCACTCACGTTTTAGTATTGCACCTTCTTCAGAGGTAGGGTTTTGCATCCACTGTGCATTCCATTTACCGAGTG